AGCGCGTACGGCTTGCCTCATCTCGTCCTTAGTCAGCCATCCATTCTTGGCATAGTTTGTTCGCAAATCTCTTTTGTGCTCCTTGTATGGCTCCATCTCGTCTTCGACAGCCTTCAAGGCCTTGATGTACTCAACAACATACTCTTCTTTTGTTCTCTCGTCGCTCATTTTAACTCCTTATTTTATCTCACAAGCGCCGCCGGCACAAGCCAGCTCTCCGGTTAAGTTAGTCTCATCATCAAATTCAACAATCTTTGTGATGTCCACCTCATTGAGGGTGTCATATAGTTGCGCGTATGTATCCGCCTCGCAATCCTCAAAAGGTGCTTGCTTGTACGTATGATCGCTGTAGGGCAGCACAGAAAGTCCATTATAGATATCTCGATGCTCCCACATCCATTCTGCAACCTTGTCCCACTCCTCCTCTTTAATTGAAATTGTAGCTGAAACATTGTGGGTGTTCTGACCTCTCTGGTGGCCAGTCTTAACCCAATTTTTATATACTATATGCACCCGCTCTAATAAGTCAAGGGCAGATTCATTTCTAGTAATCGAGCCTTCGGGGGCTCTTTGAGGCACAGAAATGACAGCGGTATCATGAGGCCTGAAGAACTCATCTTCTACTAGCTCTGGATGATGTATAAACAGGTGTGTGTAGATTGATTCATTTTTACCAACTCTCACCCTGCGTACATAATAGTCGTTATGCCACGCGTGGATCCCAGAACTCGTGCCCAGAGTCAAAGAGGTGGTGCCGGCCGGCTTTACGCATGTCGTACGCGCTGCGGGCTTGATGCCAATCTGATCAGCAACTCTACGATTTTCTTTTTTGACAACCTGGGCTGCAGCTTTCATATCCAGATCAAGTACTTTGCCGGAGGCGATCCCCGTCATGGAGACACCAATCAAAGCATCTTTTTCTGTTGTGCGGCGCCAAACGTCCCTGAGGTAATGAAAGTCTGTATATCCTGCTTGGAGTGTCGCAATAAAAGTTGCGGCACGAGTGCGATCTTCATACTCCTCCTGGCCAGACAAGTCTGACGCGTTTATCTCAACAAGATTACAAAACTGGTATGGTCGAAGTCCGATTTCGCAACACGGATTTGTTCCCCAGTCCTTGTCATTTGAAAAATAAAATCCAGGTTCGCCGGCGCCAGACTCTTTAACCCGCTCCCAGATGTTATTAAAGTATTCCTTCGTGATACGATGGCGCATCAACACAACTGAGTTGTTTGCTCTTCCTCGTTGTGGATTTGCTTCCCACCAATTGCCAGTTTTTGCAGCAAGCATCTCTTCATCATCGGCCGAGAATAGTGAAATAAGAGCAGCGCGACGGATCCCCCCGGCAAGAACAGCATCAGCAATATGACAAACAATGTCATGAACTTCGATAGTTTCAAGCTGATCGCCGACTTCTTTGCCATCCAAGATCCCCCTGATCTTCAAAAGACATTCTTTCAGAGGCTGCGGGCCTGGTGCCTTGCCTCCAGAGGTAAGTAGTCTCGCACCCTTCGGACGGATATCACTAAAATCAAATCTAATGCGGGAGCCGCCTTTAAAGTACGAGTTCATAAGAACTTTTACTGCGTCAGCCCAGCCCTCAATAGAGTCTGCTATCAAATAGCGTCTGGTCCTTTTCGTGGACGGTCCTTGGATCTCAGGTAGTTTCTCAACGTGGTGCTTTTGCACAGAAAATCCAACACCCGTTCCACCAAGGAGGAGAAACATGCACTCATTAAAAGCAAAGACATGATCGATAGGAAGGTAAGCGCAGTTGTAAATCCTGTTAGGTGCCACTTCAATCGGCTTCCCGCCGAATTGCATGGATCGCATACTTGGTAATACTTTTTTCTCATAAACATATTTATACGCGCTTTCAATTTCCTGCTTTAAGGCAGGATATTTTTTAATATGCATTTTCTTGTTGCGCGTAACTAACTCGTCCCACGTCTCTCTCCTCTGCTTCTCGGGCAAGTAGCGTGCATATTTCATGTAAACTGTGATGTCTGATAAAATTCTATTTGATACGTCCATTAAGTATTCTCCTTCCGTGTTTTTCTAAACGCCTTATATTTTTCTCTCAGGCTGTCGCCAAGCTCCTTGGGAGATTTAGGCTCATATGAAGAATCGTCAACTTGATCTAATACCTTGATGCTGACATTGCTCGTGTCCATGAAGAGTGGAAACACCATTCCATCTGGACCATTTCTATTCTTTGCAACAAACATTCTTCCGGTATTAGCATTTTTGTCCTTTCGAGTTCTTGAAATAGAACATATAAAATCTGCAACAAAGCATTTGTTAAATGCCTCGGAGATAGACTCCATTGTAACCACTTCTGCATTAAGTCCCGATCTATTCGTCTGAGAGGCTGTCCACACTGGACAGTTAAATTCCTGAGCAATAGCTCTTAGGTTTTCATAAATAGACTCCAGTTCATTCCTTTTCTCTTTGAAATGTGTGGTCGGCCTGAGCAAATCGGCGTAATCTACTATAATCATATCGATTTTATGATTACGTTTTTTTAATTTTTCCATGTGAGCGCGGATAATATTGGTTGTTGCAGTCTTAGTTGGGTACTCTTTGATAACCAAAGATCCCTCTAAATCAGTAATTGCCTCTAATACATCTTCTTTGCGGTTAAATAGCATAGAGAGTGGCACTGCAGAAATACAGCTGTCATACCTCTGCCCTGTGACTGATTCGCTCAATTCTAACGTATAATGTACAACATTTTTACCATTCTTGATGGCCTGAGCGCCTAGATGTGCTAACGCCATGGACTTTCCAGCGCCAGTAGGGGCAATAACTACCCCAAGCTCGCCCATGCCTAGGCCATCTTTAGTAATTTTGTCAATCTTGTCCCACCCGGTAGAGACCGGGCCACGCATTTTTAATTCATATCTAAGCTCGAAATCCTTTTTCAGGTCATGTCCAAAGTTGTTGTCAGTTCCCAGCTTAAGCGCTTCATCAATAAGGTGCTTTACTTCATCATAAGATGAATTTTGGATTAAAGACACCGACTTCATCAGCGCCTCCTTCAGCTTCTGCTTCTTGCAGAAATCCAAACTAGTATCTTTAATATACTGCTCATCCTGCACACTCTTAATCAACACCCTGGCGAAGAAATCTCTAGTCTGTTTCTGCACAGTATCAGAAAAATTGTCCAACTCAGTGCGAAGAATAGAAGCAAGAATCTTTTCAGTTGGATGCACTCCATACTTCTTTCTGTAATCATAGATTAGAGAAATAAAGACGCGTAGGTATCTCAACTCAAAAAAGCTTACGTTTAGTACTTCCTCGATTTGATCGGCAAAAGGCCGGTCTTGCAAAATTAATTGCGATAGTGATTCTTGAAATTGCTTCCCATACCTGGAGAAGCTGATAGATTCTGTCATGTTTACCTCTCTACAATTTTAGGCACGAAGTTACTTACTGTATACAGAAATCTTCTTACAGTGCGCAAATAAATCAACAAAGTTAGTTTCCCCAAAGCCGTCCTGCATCATGAGCTTGGTCAAGCCTGTCTTGTTGAACGACATGTCTGGGTTAGCTAGTGTCTCATGAACGACATTCTTAGCTTGAATCGACATGATTGGAGTATAGAGTTGCATCATGTGATAGTTGTTCCTAATGAGGTCCTCATTCTCCACTACGCTTCGATATGCTTTAACAGTGCTCTCTTCCATTTGTTGTTTGCAATAGTCCATCAAGCTAGAAAAAGTAACAGACTCCTGGTTTTGAAAGATCGGAAATCTCTTTGCCACTGTTTTAAGCCCGAGGCCAGGAATACCTTGAATGTTGTCCGACTTGTCTCCAACTAGAGCACGGGCCATGGCAAAATTTGTAGGATGAATATTAAATTTCTCTAAAATAGAGTTTTTATTCAAAACTTCTTTCTGGATCGGCCGCAACAATACGGTATTCTCGTTCAACAACTGAAAGAAATCTTTGTCACTAGACACAATAATTTTCTGCCAATTTTTAAATCTTGGTGTCTGCGAGACATACGCAATGATGTCATCGGCC